AAACGAACCTCCGAAAACAACTTAAAATATTTTACTAATATTAAAAAACAAAATAATAAGAAAAACTTGGATAGATATTTTATTAAAAGCTTGGTCTGGATAAAATATTTTTGTTGTTTAGATTGTTATGTAGTCATAATAAAAATGATTTTCAAGAGTGCTTTTTAATATTGAAATTATAAACAATCAGACAGAGGAAATCTCACATTCATATTGATATTCTCCCAATTTTATTTCATATTTTAGTTTATGTCGAAGTTAGAAGATAAGTGATTTGATTGCTAACTATTTGTAAATACCGTTATACAAAATTTGATCACACCTGGTGACAAGAAATTATAAACAGGAAATTTAAGGATTTTTTATATTCGACACAATATAACAAACAAACAACAATTGCGACCAAACACCCTTTCTTAAAAAATTACATTATTATTAATAATAATGTAAAATTTTATAAGTATCAACAATATAACGGAATTTTGGAGCAATTTTTATTCATAATGTCAGAGGCTTGTAAATTAGAAAATAATAAAATGAAAAAATAAGAAAAGCAAACCCTTGAAACCATCAGAGTAAGTTACTCATAAGTGGTTCAAGGGTTCTTTTTTTGTGGAAAAAGAGAAAAAATGTAGATTTATGAAAAAAATTGTCAAAAAGTTCTTTTAAAAAATAGAAAAACTTTTCCCGCATTGGCAAAAGTTGTCAATGCGACACTGCTAAAGTGTAAATGTCAAAATAAAAAGAAAGGAGGTTAACGGTATTGCAAGTAAAAAGTTCAAGCGTAACAGCGGACATATTGAATTATATTTCTGATGGCAAAATTCACACATTACAAGAAATTGCCGACGAAGTAGATGTATCAAAGTGGACAGTTCAAAGACATATCAATTCACTTGCATATCGCTATCCCATCAACACTTTTTGTGGCGGCATAAAAAGAGGTGGTGTAATTCTCGACACCAAATACACAGTGCAAGGGAAAATTATCACACTTGAGAAACTGCAAATTCTCAAAAACGCACTGAACTTATTGCAGAAGTCAGATTGCAAAGATGTGAACCAAAAGGCACTAAATGAATTGATAAGAGATTTTACTCCACCTACAAAAAATAAGGAGGATTATTTGAATTATCATGAAAGAAGTAATTATCAATGGTAAAAAATTAGCAAAGTACTTAGAAGACAATCATGTTCAAAAAAATGAATTTTTGCAAGCAATGAATAGTGGAAATCCATATCGAACCTTTGAAGAAGATGGGCTCGATATAGTTGATGGACAAGATGATGATTTAGGATTTGAACTATTTGAACTACATGTAAAACTTGAATCAAAAAGTGCAAAAAAGTTTTTCGCCTTTATTGATCTTTTTGGGGCAGAAAAAATAATAGATTGGGGGTCAATGAAAATTGAAAGAGCAAACTTTAATAGAATTTTCCAAATGCTTGGAATGTTTAAATTGGCGAATGCCAATATCCGTTACGCCATATAAACACCAACAAGCAGCTTTTCTTTTCGTATTACAAGTTATGGGATACATTCAAAATGAAAGTGCTTGTACCTTGTGATAATTGCCTACAAATAATTGAAAAAGATATCAAAAAGATTAAGAAATTTAACTTTTGCTCTCATAAATGCAAAGACGAATGGAATTCTAATAGATTTTCAAACTTTAACAAAAATGAAAATCCTATGAACTATCCAGGTCGGACAATTGATGAAAGATTTGAGATGCGACAAAGAATGCTTAACTTTAACCAAGAAAATAAAAAAAGATGTAAAAGTTACAACAAATATCTTGGTGAACCGGAACACAGGAGAATTGCACGTCTTAAATTAGGTAGAGATCTACTTCCCAATGAAGTTGTTCATCACATTGATGGCAACATTCATAATAACAAGCCAAACAATATTATGGTGATGTTAAAAAGCGAACACACTCGCCTACACATCTCTAATTATTGGAAAGAAAAACATGCAACAAAGTAAATCCGTTGCAATCTTGGCGGAAATGGGGACGGGAAAAACCTTGATCACAATTGCTCTTGCCGGTGCGTTATTTAACAATGGAAAAATAAAGAAAATGTTGATAGTTGCACCACTTTCAATCGTGCCAGTTTGGAAAGAAGAATTTGACAAGTTCGCAGACTTTGATTATCTCCTTGAAATTCTTGGAGGCAACAGCAAAAAGAAAGAAGATACACTTCACAATCTTTTTGGAACAAAACTTCAAGTAGCAGTGGTTAACTATGAATCATGTTGGCGTTTAGAAGAAGAACTATCCAAGTGGCAACCAGATTTAATTGTATGCGATGAGAGTTCAAAGATAAAAAATCCACAGGCAAAGCAGTCCAAAGCCTTACATAGATTAGGCAAAAAATCCAAACACAATATCATCTTAACAGGAACGCCAGTAACAAATAATCCACTTGATTTCTTTTCGCAATACAAATTTTTAGATGAAAGTATATTTGGGTCAAGTTATTATTCGTTCCGTGCAAGATACGCCATTCTTGGCGGGTATGGGAATTATCAAGTTATTGGATATAAAAATTTGCCAGAACTTGTGGAAAAGGCACACAGCATCGCTTACAGAATTACAAAAAAAGAAGCATTAGATTTGCCAGAACAAATTGCCACTATTAGATATGTAAACCTTGAACCTATTGCAATGCAATACTATCGTCAAATAGAAAAAGATAGTTATGCAGAACTAGAACAAGGCGAAGTTATCACTCGTAATGTACTCACCAAACTGCTTAGATTATCTCAAGTGGCTGGTGGCTTTATAAAATTTGAAAACGATGATCAAACACATGAAGTGTCAACAGCAAAACTAGATGCACTAGAAGAGATTATTGATGAGTGCCTTGATGCTGATAAAAAACTTGTTGTCTTTGTGAGATTTATTGCAGAGATTGATGCGATAGAAAGGTTGCTAAAAAAACGCAAGATTGGATACTCGCTTATTAAAGGCGAAGTAGTAGACCGTGCAGAACAAGTAAGTAAATTCCAAAACAATAAAGATATCAAAATATTTGTAGGACAAATTCAAACAACAGGAATGGGGTTGACATTAACTGCCGCCGATACTGCCGTGTTCTTTTCGCTTGACTATAACTTTTCAAACTATGAACAAGCCAAAGCAAGAATACACCGAATTGGGCAGAAAAATAATTGTACCTACATTCACCTAATTGCACAAAAGACAATCGATGAGAAAGTCCTTGATGCATTGAAAAAAAAGAAAAGCATAGCAGATTTAGTCGTGGACAATTGGCGTTCACTATTCAACAAATAAAGGAGAAATTATGGAACAAAACGAACTATTTGAACTATCAGATAAATATTTGGAAGCAAGAAATCAAAAGCAATTATGCGAAGATGCTTTGAGATTTGCAAACCAAGCATGTGAAGAACTTGAAATGGAACTTATTCAAGGAATGACAGACAACGAACTAGACAACTTCAAACGAAATGGGGTTCAGTTCACAATGGCAACTCGTGAGTTTATAAGTGCAGTGCCAGAGAAACGAGATGAACTATATGTTCAACTTAAATCAAACGGCTTTGAACACTTATTCACGGTTAATGCAAACACCCTTTCTGGAACGGTAAAAGCACTCATAGATGAGAGTGAAAATAAACAACTTCCAGAATGGTTAAGCGGACTTATTAAGTCCTATGAAAAACAAACAATTAGAGTAAAAAAATAAAGGAGAACAAAAAACAATGAGTAACGAAATAGTAAAAAAAGAAAAACAATTTATATCAAACAATGTTGGAATGAGTGAAACTCTTTCCGAAGAAATGGCAGGGCTTAACATTACATTTGACCGCATAAAAGTGCCTTCTGGTGGTGGAATTGCATACGAAGTGCCTAGTGACAATCCAGATGAACCAGATCTACAAAAAGAGTTCTCAGCGGTCATCTTGCATCATCACCCTATCCTTTCATATTACAAGGAAAAATACACGGGTGGAAACGAAGCACCTGACTGTTCATCAAGTGATGGAATCAATGGATTTGAACGAGAAACTGGTGAATGCAAAGTTTGTAAAGATTGCCCACTCAACAAATTTGGTTCTGGCGAAAATGGTGGCAAGGCTTGCAAAACAAAACGAAGAATATTCATCATTCGTCAAGGCGAAGCACTTCCAGTCGTTCTCACCTTGCCAACGGGTAGCATAACAGATTTTAGCAAATACATAATGCGTCTTGTTTCAAAAGGCAAAAAATCAAATCAAGTTGTAACAAAATTTAGTTTGAAAAAAGCACAAAACAACGGTGGCATTGCTTATAGCAAAGTTGTTCTTAACACCGAACGAGATTTGACACTAGAAGAACAAAAGAACATCAGCAATCTTACCGAACAAGTCAAAGCAATCGCAAACAACCTACAAGAAAGTTATGAGAGTGAAGAATAACAATCAGAAACAATAAGGAGAATTAAATGGACAACAAATATTATAAAATAGCGAACGAAATTAACATTAAAGATGTGATCACTAGATATGCAACGCTACAAGGCGGAGATGGTAGAAACACATTTAATTGTCCATTTGCAAACCATCTTGATAGGACAGCCTCTTTTCATATTTATGAAGAAACAAATACTTATTGTTGCTTTGGTGGTGGCTGTCCTTACAATGGTTCATCTTGTATTGATTTTGTTAGAGATTTTTTTGGAATTGGTGCTGATGACGCCTGTAAAAAAATATTACAAGACTTCAACATTGGATTATGTGAGAATATAAAACCAAAGCCTATAAAACAAGAAAATAAATCTATACCATTAAAAGATTACACTCAATTTTATGAGAAGTCCCATAAAAATGTTGGAGAAACAGACTATTTTAAAAGTCGTGGCTTTACTCAAGCAACAATAGAAAAATATCAATTAGGATATGCACCATGGATGTATGATGGAAAATATGCGGCAATTATTCCAGTCACAAAAAACTTTTATGTTAATAGAACAACGGTCAATGCAATTCCTAAAACAAAGAATCTTTATAATACCCCAGTTGAGATCCTAAATGAACATTATCTTTATGAAGATGGCGAAGTTTTTGTGGTTGAAGGTTGGGCTGATGCATTAAGTATTGATCAATGTGGCGCAAAAGCAATATCACTAAACGGAACACCAAATGTAAGAAAAATAATTGAGATTAAAGACAAAATCAAAGCCAAACTTATTGTTATTGGTGATAATGATATTGCTGGAGAAAAGATGAATAATGAATTGAAAAACTCATTAATTTCACCTTATTGTATTGATGCAATACCAAAACCTTTCAAAGATGCAAATGAATTATTAATAGCTGATGCAAATAAACTAAAAGAATTTGTTCAAATGAAACGTGAATTTGTTGTTAACGAAAAAAAGAATAATAGTCAAAAAATAACATTAGATATTGAAAACCTTACAGCAAGCACAATTATTTCAAAAGAAGTAAAGGACTATTTATTAAGTTTTAAAGATCTAACAACAAGAATGTCAGAAAACAATAAAATTAGTTTAAAAGCAAAAACACTTAAAGTGGGGACAAATTACAATCAGTTTGTAAATACATTTTTACAAAGTAAAGATTTTGATAACAATGATACCCTTTCTGTTCTATTACCTATTAACCTTGACAGTGGTTCTTGGAAAATATGTGACAATGGAGTTAGAAGAAATACACCAAAAGGAATTGAAGAAGCTTGTTCTCATCCAATTACAATAACAAGGATTTTGATGAATCAATCCACAGATGAGAAAAGAGTTGAACTTGCTTTCTTTGTAAGGGGTAAATGGAACACAATAATTGTTGATGCAAACACTATAGCAAATCATCAAAATTTACTAGGACTTGCGAACAAAGGAATTATGGTACATACAGGCAATGCTAAATTGCTTGGAGAATATTTATCAACTTTACAAGAAAGGAATATGAATATTATTCCTTTTGTAAGATCGGTTTCAAGATTGGGGTGGTTTAATCACGATGAAGAGTTTAGTCCCTACAATAATTGTGTCTTTGATGGAGATAAGGGTTATCAAGCTATTTATGATGCAATAACTACTCATGGTAGTGAAGAATTATCAAAAAAAGTTGTAAATATGGCAAGAGAAAATAAAGTTTTAAGAATGATGGTTGCTACAAGTCTTATTAGTCCACTTCTTAAACCAATGAATCAACAAATATTTTTCTATCATACTTGGGGAGCAAGTGGGCTTGGTAAATCGGTAGGATTGAAAGTTACTATAAGTTTACATGGAAATCCAGAGATACTTCTTCGAACAATGAACAGCACAAATGTTGCCTTTGAAAAATTGGCTGCATTTTGTAATTCTCTACCAGTTGCACTCGACGAACTTCAAGGAATGAATTCAAGGGATGAAATCCAATCATTACTATATAGATTGTGTAGTGGAATATCAAAAGGAAGGTCAAATAAACAAGGAACGATCGATGTTGCTGATTATTGGTGTTGTACTTTTATAACAACTGGCGAACAACCTTTAACTTCTGAAAATTTCGCAGAAGGTGCTTTAAGTCTTCAATTGAATTAAATTTAAAAGAACCTGCCTTTACTGATTTTGCATTAGTATTGGATCTTGCAAAAGAAAATTATGGATTTATTGGTAAAAAGTTTATTGAAACAATTCAAAAAACAGGGCTTGAAGACATTTATAAGTTACATAAAGAATTAAGAACATATATCTCAACCTTTGGCTTTGCAAAAAAGCAGTTAAATTCATTAGCAATGGCTTTTCTTGGTGATCTCCTATTTCAAACAATAATAAATAATGTTGAAATAGATAAGGCAATTGAAAGCACTAAGAACTTTATAAAAGACATTGAAATGGAACTTCCAAAAGAAATTGATATAAATTTGGGATATAGAATGTATGGCGATATATGTTCTTGGGTTGCAAGAAATATTAGTAAGTTTGATGGAACTGATTCTTATGGCGAAGTTTATGGAACTTTACTTTATAAAGAAAATATGAATGAAACAAAAGAACCTTCACATGCGATCATTGATTGCGGTGCATTAAAAGAGATGCTAGCAAAGAAAAATGTAAATTATTGCTCAGTACTTGAAGGGTTAGGTTCTCTTGGATGCCTTGTTAAGTCGAGTAGAGGAAACACAATAAACTATAGAATTAAGTCCGTTCAAACTACTTGTATTAAATTAATTCTTAATAAAACATTTAAAAAAGAAATACAAGAGCAAATGGAATTAGTTCCAATAGAAGATAAAGATTTGCCATTTTAAAGATGATTTGTTGCATCGTTGCACTTGTTGGAACACGAAAATCAATTTATATATAAAAAATAAAAAAATTAAATAAAAATTATTTATTTTTACTCGCACACACACGTAGAACCTAACACATGCAACAACATGCAACAAACTTATAAGGAGAAATATGAAAGAACAAGATTTAATAAATGAGATAAGAAATTATTTAAATTCAATTAAAGGTTTATTTTACTGGAAAGAACACGGCGGTCAATTTGGAACTGCTGGGATTCCCGACTTAATTGTTTGCTATAAAGGAAAATTTATTGCTTTTGAATGCAAACAAATAGGCAGAAAACCAACGGTGTTGCAAGCAATAACTATAAGAAAAATACTAAATGCAAGTGGGATTGCCGTTGTTGTCACAGACATTAAACAAGTAAAAGATATTATTGAATCATTAAACAAGCTTTATTAAAGGAGGCAATAATGGACTTATTGATTCACAAAATAAACATAACCGATGAAGCAAAGTTTGATTACGAAACATCAATAAGCCCAAACTTTTGCTTCATACAAAAAGATTTAAAAGAACAATTAGAAACTTACATACAACACAATCTAAAACTATGGTACAAACATTATTTTCGCTTGAAATATTATGATGAGATTTCTGACAACTATCTAATGATATTTATAAAGCCAGATAAGGTTTTGCTTTCAATGAAAATGTGGAAAGTTATAGGAATTTGTTTGTATGATAATTGGAATGAAGATTTAGAAGAAGATGGTCAAATTAGATCTTGGCTGGATACTTGTCTAATTCCTAATCCAAACGAAAAAGACTGGGTTGAGATTTTGTATAGAAACAAAATATTACTTGCACTCGACCTTGTATATGACATAGGAGGTTATAATGACTACATTAGAACTCGTGAAGAACTTGCTAGAAGACTATCAAATCAATATAGGAAAAATAAACCTATTGAACCAAGTAGACTTAAATCCTTCATTAAGAAAACAAGTATTGATTCTAAAACAGCAAATGGAATACTTGAATATCTCGATGAAATGCTTGAACAAGCAAGAACAAGAATTAACAAAGATGATTTTTATAGATAAGATTTCGCTTGGTAATTGTGCAAAAATGCTTTATATAACCAAAACACAAATATTTAGAAAGAAATGGAAAATCATTAAAGAACTTTCCAAAATATATGATTCGGTTGTTACAAACTAAAAAACTAACGAAGTGAAACGAAAGTATAACGAAGTGAAACGACCAACCCCATATAATAGTAAGTGAAAGGTTAGGAGTTGATTATGCCATATAGACCAAAGAAGCCTTGCAGATATCCAGGGTGTGCAGAACTCACAAATGAACTATATTGTGAGAAACATAAAAAAGAAATGGACAAAAGATATAACGAATATGAAAGAGATCATTTCAGTAAAACATTTTATAACACACCAAGATGGCGAGAAATAAGAAAAAGAAAACTTATACTTTCCCCTTTTTGTGAAGAATGCAAAAAGAACGGAACGCTAGTAAAAGCAACAATCGTTGACCATATTCGACCTATAAAACAAGGTGGCGATCCGTATGATATGGAAAACTTACAATCATTATGTTGGAGTTGCCATAGTAGAAAGTCAATTGTTGAAGGCAGCAGATTTGGTAAAAGAACTTAACCCCCAGGGGCGGTCAAATCTCTACAAATTTCACCACCTACAACGGGGCGCTAGTCACGCACGAGTTTTCGCGTAATCAAAAATCAAAAAATAATCAAAAAATCAAATTAAAAACATAGTGAAAACCTTTATTTTACTGTGTTTTTTAATGGTTTTGATTTCTAAAAGAAATAATCAAAAATAATATGTCAAAATCAAAATTTTGACATATAAACCTTCCTCGTTCACAAGTTGGAAAGTAAACTTTCCAGTTTGTTCAACTCGTTGGTTTATCAAAAAAAGGAGAAGATATGGCAAGTGGCGGATATCGTGTCAATGCTGGCAGACCGAAAAAGTTGGCAACCGAAAAAATATTAAACGGAAATCCAAGCAGAAGAACCATTGAAGTGTTGGAGTTTGAAGAAAATGCAAAACTGCCAGACCAACCAGCAAAATGGTTAAGTCCAAAAGCAAAAGAAGTGTGGAAAGAAGTTTACGATTGGCTAAACAAAATTGGTTGCACAAAAGGAATTCTTCCTTGCAACCTTGATGAATATGCCCATTGCAAAAGCCGATGGCTTGAATGCGAAGATGCAATCACCACACATGGAATACTAGTTAAAAATGATAAAGGAAAACCAGTGCAAAATCCTTGTGTGCAAATGGCACAGCAATACCTAAGGCAAACAAATGAAGTGTGGAACAAAATTTACATGGTTATAAGAGAAACCAAACTTTCTGCATGGGACGACAATTCACCTAACGACGACATTATGGAAAATTTATTAAGGAGATAATATGCTGAAAATAATTGAACTATTTGCGGGCATTGGTTCACAAACGCAAGCGCTTAAAAATATTGGAATAGAACACGATGTGATCGCAATTTCGGACAATGACAAATATGCAGATAAATCTTATCGCGTGATACATAATCCTAATGTTGAAAATTTGTGTGACATAAGAAAAATTGAAAAATTACCAAAAGCAGATTTGTGGACTTACTCATTCCCTTGTCAAGATATTTCAGTTGCGGGATTGCAAAAAGGATTTGATAAAGGAAGTTCTACAAGGTCAGGTTTACTTTGGGAAGTTGAAAGATTACTACTAATAGCAAAACAAACAGACACTCTGCCCAAATATTTATTACTAGAAAATGTCAAAAATTTAATAGGTTCAAAGAACAAAGACAACTACGAAAAATGGTTGTCTTTTTTATTGCAGTTAGGATACACCACATATACAAAGGTGTTAAATGCAAAAAACTTTGGTGTACCACAAAACAGAGAAAGAGTTTTTGGCGTTTCAATACTTGGAAAACATGAACCATTTGTGTTTCCAGAAAATCAAGAGTTGAAGATTAGACTTAAAGATATCTTGGAAACAAATGTTGATGAAAAATATTACTTAAAAACATCAACAATTATAAGTATCTTAAACACAACTTTCAACCAACGAAAAGGCTTGCTTCATGGCGACAATGATATTTGTGCAACCCTTTGTGCAAGAGATTACCATGAACCAAAGCTAATAGCAGTTGGGAAGCTTGAAGGCGGCGTTTGGGATAAAAGATATAACCAAATAAGACAAGTCTTTGATCCTAATGGTATTAGCCCAACCATTATGGCTGGCGGTGGCGGCGGAACGGAAACTAAGATAATTGCAATCCGTGGCAGAAACAACAAACAAGTTATTGAACCAAATAGCAAAGGGACAAGCAATGCACTTACAACAGTCCAAAAAGACAATTTGGTTATGGAAAAAGAAGATTATATTTCAAGAAAGTATAAAGATTTTGTTGATAAGAATGGATATATCCCCGAACTTTTTAATCCGTGGAACAAAAAAGAAGTAAACGATATATCTCCAACACAAACAACAAATTGTGGTTCTAATTCTGCTAGTGCAACAGTCTTAAAAGCAGAAACGCATTGCATTAACAGATATCGAGAAGATGGCAGTGAACGAAGTGTTCAAGAACGAGTGTACGATGACAGAGGTGTGAGTGCCGCAGTCATTCCATCGTTTCGTGGAAACATTGCTGAAACAAAAGATATGGAATTAAGCGAGTATTTAAGAATACGAAAACTTACTCCAACGGAATGCTGGCGACTTATGGGCTGGAAAGATGAACAAATAAACAAAATCAAAGCAAGTGGAATAAGCAATACACAAATGTACAAACAAGCTGGAAACGGAATTGTTGTAACAGTGCTTGAAGCAATCTTCAAAAATCTTTTTAAAAATTAGTGAATTTAGCAGAAATTTCAAAATTTACATGATATAATAAAATTATGTAGGAGAAACTTTATGTCAAACATTAAAATTTTTGAAGATAAAAAAATTCGAACACAATGGGACGCTAAAAAAGAAGAATGGTATTTCAGCGTTGTTGATGTTGTTGAAATTCTAACAGATAGTCCTCGCCCAAGAAAATATTGGAATGCATTGAAAACAAAATTGAAAAACGAAGGAAGTGAACTGTCCCAAAAAGTGGGACAGTTGAAACTATATGCACTTGATGGCAAACTAAGAGAAACAGATGTGCTAGACACAAAAGGTGTTCTTCGACTTGTTCAATCAATACCATCTCCAAAAGCAGAACCTTTTAAAATGTGGCTTGCACAAGTGGGCAGTGAGAGGTTAGATGAAATTGCTGACCCAGAAAAAGCAATAAGACGAGGTGCGGATTTTTACCGTGCCAAAGGTTATTCTGAAGGATGGATAAACCAACGACTTCAAACTATTGAAATGCGAAAAAAACTTACAGATGAATGGCAAGAACATGGAATAACAAAAGAAAAAGATTATGCAATTTTAACAAACGAAATGACAAAAGCTTGGAGTGGAATGACAGTTCAAGAATATAAAAAACTTAAAGACTTAAAAAAAGAAAATTTAAGAGATAATATGACCGATATAGAACTTGTTCTTAATATGTTGGCCGAAGTTACCACTACTGCACTTTCACAAAAAGAACAACCCGAAACTTTTAATGAAAATAAAAAGGTTGCAAGAAGAGGTGGATTAGTTGCAAATACTGCTAAGTTAGAATATGAAAAAGAACTTGGTCAAAAAGTCATTTCTCCACTTAATGCAACAAATAAACCATTACTAGAAATAAAAAAGAATAACAAAAAATAATAAACAATTTATAAAAATCATGTTATAATGTAATTACCTATAAAGAGTGTGCAAGGGACAGCCCCGTTGACCACACAGCAACCTGCCGTAAGGCAAGGTGCTAAAGGCTGACCGATGGGAACATTATAAATGATTTTATGATCCTATCGGAAACGATGGGATTTTTTATTACATAAAAGGAAGCGAAATATGAAAAAAGTAATAACAAGCGAAAGTGTAAATATAGGACACCCTGATAAAACATGCGACACCATTGCTGATGCATTCTTAGATGAAGCGTTAAGACAAGATCCAAACAGTCAAATGGCTGTTGAGTGCGCCATCAAAAATAATAAGTTATTTGTTTATGGCGAAGCAACAACAAAAGCAAAAATTGATTATGATAAAATCGCAAAAGACATCTTAAAAGACATTGGCTATGAGAATGAATTTGAAATTATAAAAGAAATATCAATTCAAAGTCCAGATATCAATCAAGCAGTTATTAAAAAAGAATTATGTGCAAACGATCAAGGAATGGTCTATGGATATGCGACTGATGAAACGCCAGAATATTTGCCACTGCCTATTGTGATTGCACATAAACTTATGAAGAGATATGAGAGTTTTAGAAGAACTCGCCAAGACTTTTTTGCAGATGCAAAATCGCAAGTATCTATCATTTATGATGATGACGAACCAAAGGCAATTGGGACAGTTCTTGTGAGTGTTTCTCACAGTGAAAAACTTGCAAAAGAAGAAATAAGAAACATAATTTGCGAAAAAATTATCTCACCCATTCTTTCGCAATATGCACACTTATTAGGCAACGAAACAGAACTGATAGTAAATCCAAGTGGCAAGTTCACAATTTGGGGATCGTTTGGTGATAGTGGTTGTGTTGGCAGAAAAATTGTTGTCGACACTTATGGTGGTGTTGGCAGAGTTGGTGGCGGTTGTTTTAGTTCAAAAAATGCAACAAAAGTTGACCGCAGTGGTGCTTATTACGCAAGATATGTTGCAAAGAATATTGTTGCACACGGTTATGCCCATAAATGCGAAATACAAGTTGCTTATGGCATAGGACTAGCCGAACCAATAAGTATTTACATAGAAACTTTTGGGACAAACCTAAAAACATTAGATGAGATTGAAGATTATGTAAAAGACAATTTTTCTTTCAGACCAAGCAATATAATAAAAGAATTAGACTTATTAAAACCAATCTATAAATCAACCGCTTGCTATGGACATTTTGGTCGTGATGAGTTTAGTTGGGAAAAGATTAAGAATTGAAATAATAATAGAAAAATATAACTCTTATTTCAAAATACGACATAAAATTGAAATAAGAGTGGCACAAATGCTTGATATATTTCAAAATTGTGATATAATATGAAACATAAAGGAGATTATATCATGGAAAACAGAGCGGGAAAAACAGCATTAGTGCCAGGAAAAGGATATAAGGCGTTTGAACCAAACAAACTGCCACCTATTCCAGCACTTGAATTAAAAGAAGAAGTTTTAACAATGATTGGCGAAGCTAACAGATTGCTTGGTAAATTAGATGGATTGTCTTTAAATATACCAGACATGAATTTGTTCATTGGTTCTTATGTAAGAAAAGAAGCATTAATGAGTAGTCAAATTGAAGGGACACAAACATCACTGGTTGATGTTTTAGATCCAAGCAATGAAGAAACTTCCAATATGGATATTTTAGATGTCATAAAATATACTAAAGCATTAAATTATGCGATTGAAAGATTAAAAACATTTCCGCTTTGTAATTCATTATTAAAAAATACACATAAAGTTTTATTAACAGAAACTCGTGGACACGAAAAAAATCCAGGTGAATTTAGGACTAGCCAAAATTGGATTGGTGCTGCTGGATGCACTTTAAATAATGCAAGATATGTTCCCCCAACACCAGAATATATGATTGAAGCAATGAGTGATTTGGAAAAGTATTTTAATAATGATGACAATATTGATCCAATTGTTAAGGCTGCATTGGTACATTATCAATTTGAAACTATTCACCCATTCCTTGATGGCAATGGTAGAATGGGAAGAATGCTAATTGTGTTAAATTTAATGAATAGTAAAGTTTTAACATACCCAATCTTATACATTTCATATCACTTAAAGAAAAACAGAGTGGAATATTATGATAGGCTTGAAGAAGTAAGATTAAAAGGTAATTATGAACAATGGGTAAAATTTTTTTTGCAAGCTGTTATTGAAACATGTAAAGATAGTATTCAAACAATTGAAGAATTATCTATATTGCGAGAAAAAAACAATAAGTTAATAAAAGATGAAAAAAAGTCAATCTTGCGTGTGTATTCATATTTGGAAAAAAATCCAATTATAGATATCCAAAAAACTGCAAAAGACTTAGGAATTTCATATAATACAGTTGCAACAGCAGTTAAAAGATTGTGTGAATTAAAAATCTTAAAACAAGAAACGACCGCTTTAAGAAACAAAGTATTTCACTATGAAAATTATGTTAACATCTTAAAAAGAGATACAGATAATCTTAATTGAAAATAAAAAAATTCGCAACTATATCTCAAAGAGATAAGTTACTGCAACAACAGAGTCATAATGCTCAGTGTGGCAGCCCCAGCGAATTTCTATTTCTATTACTATTATACGCAAAAAATAAATAAATGCAACCATTTGCTGAAAAACAAGTGGTTTTTTTATGCCTTAAAGGAGATAAAATGCAAATTGAAAAGAAAAAAATATCAGACCTAAAACCAGCAGACTACAATCCTAGAATACAACTAAAACCTGGGGACAAAGAGTTTGAAAAACTTAAAAACAGCATTCTTGAATTTGGCTATGTTGAACCAATTATTTGGAATAAGAAAACGGGCAATGTTGTTGGCGGGCATCAAAGACTTGAAGTTATGAAATATCTTGGCGAAACAGAAGTTGATTGCGTGATTGTTGATATAGATGAAAAGAAAGAAAAAGCACTCAATGTTGCACTCAACAAAATTAACGGCGAATGGGACACAAACAAGTTGACTGATTTACTTAAAGAACTTGATGGCGATGGACTTTCTGCCCTTACGGGTTTTGACCTAAAAGAACTTGATGAAATATTCTCTGGCACAATATACGATGTTAAAGAAGATGACTTTGATGCTGAAACTGAACTTCAAGAAATACCTATTCCATTTTCAAAACAAGGCGATATTTGGCACATTAAAAACCACAAAGTTATGTGTGGCGATAGTACCAAACTTAATGATGTTATAAGGTTGTTAGGCGACAAATTTGCCGATTTAATCGTGACTGATCCACCATACAATATTGACTATGGCAATGCCGAATCAGACCGTGCAAAAGCAATGGGAAAAGAAGTTCAAGCCGTTAGAAATATATTAAACGATAATATGGACGATGAAAACTTTTACACTTTCCTTTTAGATTTTTTCAAGGCTAGTTATCAAGTGATTAAAGGTGGCGGGGTTGTCTATGTATTCCACTCAACAAAAGAATCAGTCAACTTTATTTCTGCAATGAAAAATGCGGGGTTCAAAGTATCTCAAACCTTAATATGGGCAAAAGACCATTTCACTCTTGGCAGAAACGATTATCAATGGCAACACGAACCAATTCTTTATGGTTGGAAAGTTGCAGAAGGTAAGCCCCATTATTTTATTCACGATAGAACTCAATCAAATATTTTTGATAATAGAAATGACTTTACAAAGTTAAAGAAAGAAGAGCTTGTGAAACTGCTTGAAGACATTTTTGCAAACACTCAAAGCGATATCATAAACGATAACAAACCACTTCGAAATACCGAACACCCCACAATGAAACCAATAACATTATGTGGAAAACTTATTAACAACAGTTCTCGTGAAAGAGAGATTGTTTTTGATGCATTTGCTGGCAGTGGTTCAACACTGATGGCGGCGGAACAATTAAATAGAATTTCATACAACATTGAACTTGATGAAAAGTATTGTGATGTAATTGTAAAGAGATTTATTAAGTCATTTGGCGATAGTGAAATAACCCTTGAAAGAGATGGGAAAATAATACCTTTATGTGAAACAAAATTAGCAAATTAAAACAATATTTGTTTCATATTCTTTTGGCTTTTCACTGGACTTATTGAGTTCTTTACGGCTTAATCTTGTTAACCAAAAGGAGAAAAAATGAACAAAGAAATTTACTTCACAAAAGGCATACAAGTTGAGTGTGAGAAAAATCAAAAATTCTTTATAGACATACTTAAATATGTTAAGAAATTCTCACAATGCGATTGGGGTGACACCTGCGAAGATGATTGCAAATTAAATCAAAAAGCACTTAAAACCAAAGACAGAATAGTTGCATTATACAACACTAATAAAGGAAAAGTATTTATCATAAAAGAAGCAGAAGATGGAATAACAACAGTTCTATTTGGCAGTGAGTATTAAGGGGAAAATATGGAAAGAGAAAAATTGGAAATTGACTTTAACGGACAAGAAGGAAATGTGTTTTATATCTTAGGTCGAGTGGCTGAAATTCTTAAAAAACAAAACAGAATAAATGAAGGCAAAGAACTTTGGCAAAAAATAACAAAAGGTACATATAGCCAAGCCCTTGTGGAAATCAACAAGTATGTTGATCTTGTAGATGTGGGCAAACCAAAAACATTAAAGGGATACCTAAAAATAGGAGAAAATCATGAATAAAAAAACTGCAACAAAAAATTCAAAAAAGTTTACTCAAACGCTGATAGATTTGTTCTTTAGGTGGCTTGAAGAAAATCAATTTGAAGACATTGAAGATTACTTAAAAGTGATGCAAAGAGTTGAGCCACGAGCTATTGAAATGACAACAGAACCTTTTGGGGTAAAAGTTAGAATTGAAGATAAAATAAAACACTTCTTCATTGATGTCCAAGAAGACAAATTAAGCATTGGAATAATTGAATAAAACTTTTATGGAAAGAAAAAACACTTTCCTTTTTTGTTGCAAAAATGAGGTTATAAATGAAAGATGAAATGCAAATTAAAGGACAAAATCTTGCAGACAGAGCAATTGCATTCATCAATTCCTTGAAACATACAAAAGGAGTTTGGTATGGAAAAAAATTTGAATTACTACCTTGGCAAGAGAAAATTGTCCGTGAATTATTTGGAACATTAAAACCAAACGGATATAGAAAATATAACACGGCCTATATTGAAATACCGAAAAAGCAAGGCAAATCCGAACTTGCCGCCGCCATAGCACTATATCTAACGTGTGCGGATAATGAATATGGCGCAGAAGTATATGGTTGTGCAAGTGACCGCCAACAAGCTTCAATTGTGTTTGATGTTGCAGTTGAAATGATAAAACTATGTCCGGCACTTATGAAAAGAACTAAAATAATAGCATCACAGAAAAGAATTGTATATTTGCCCCTTAATTCTTTTTATCAAGTATTGTCAGCGGAAAGTTACACAAAACATGGGCTAAATGTGCATGGCGTTATATTTGATGAATTACATGCCCAACCAAATCGTGCTTTATATGATGTTATGCTTCACGGTTCTGGGGACGCAAGAAAGCAACCCCTTTTCTTTTTGATTACAACTGCTGGAACAGATAAAAATAGCATTTGCTATGAAGTGCATCAAAAGGCAGATGACATATTAAAAGGCAGAAAAATTGATGAAACATTTTATCCAGTAATTTATGGAATTGATGAAAAAGATGATTGGACTGATGAAAAGAATTGGTACAAAGCAAATCCTAGTTTAGATGTAACGGTTGATATAGACAAACTAAGAACTGCCTTTATTAGTGCAAAAGAAAATCCAGCAGAAGAAAACTTGTTTAGGCAACTTCGACTTAATCAATGGGTCAAACAATCAATAAGATGGATGCCTATGGATAAATGGGATTTATGTTCTTTTGAAATTGATAAAGAAAAATTAATTGGACGCACTTGTTATGCAGGACTTGACCTTTCAAGCACAACAGATATTACCGCACTTGCACTTGTGTTTCCACCAGAAAATGAAGAAGACAAATATATCGTTTTGCCTTTCTTTTGGTTGCCAGAAGAAACTGTGGATTTAAGAGTTCGTAGAGATCATGTTCCCTATGATACTTGGAAACAAAAAGGACTAATAATGACAACCGAAGGAAACGTTGTTCATTATGGCTTTATAGAAAAGTTTATTGAAGAACTTGGCAAGACATACAACATAGAAGAAATTGCTTATGACCGTTGGGGTGCGGTTCAAATGGTGCAAAATCTTGAAGGAATGGGGTTCACAATTGTTCCATTTGGTCAAGGCTACAAAGATATGAGCCCACCAACAAAAGAACTTATGAAACTTGTGCTTGAACAAAAAATTGCACACGGCGGAAATGAAGTTCTTAGATGGATGATGGATAATATCTTTATCAAAACCGATCCAGCCGGAAACATAAAGGCAGACAAGGAAAAATCAACTGAAAAGATTGATGGTGCAATTGCTTTAATTATGGCACTTGACAGGGCTTTGAGAAACAAAAATGCGGACAGTATTTACAATGACCGTGGAATTTTAATTTTGTAAAAGGAGTGAAAATGGGATTATTTAGCAGAAAAAATAAAGAAAAACGAGATATCAATCAACAAACTGCTGACTTTATTAAAGGCGTTGACCTTGATGTTTATGGCGTTAGTAATAGCGGAATACAGGTTGATGAAGAATCATCACTTAAGATTTCAGCTGTTTATGCTTGCGTTAAAGTAATTTCTGAAACAGTGGCGAGTTTGCCATTAAATCTATTAAAAGAAGTTAGCAATAACAACAGCGAAAAAGCAAAACAACATCCGCTCTATTCCGTTCTGCATGATGTCCCCAATAGTGAAATGACAAGTTTTACATTTAGAGAAATGCTAATGACAAATCTTTTACTTTGGGGAAACGCTTATGCACTAATTAAGCGAGATAAAAGTGGGCATGTTGTGGAACTCTACCCACTGAAAAGTAAAAATATGACAGTGGAAAGAGATGCCGTAACCGACAACATAAAATACACTTACACAAACGGTGTCAAAACAAAAATATATAGTCCAAAGCAGGTACTTCACATACCTGCTTTTACTTTTGATGGAGTGCTGGGTGTTAGTCCAATCACCTATGCAAGAGAGGCTATGGGTCTTGCACTCGCAACCGAAGAATTTGGGGCTCGGTTCTTTGGCAATGGTGCAAGGCCTGGCGGAGTCCTTGAACACCCTGGGATTGTAAAAGATCCAGAAAAATTAAGAGAGAGTTGGAACAAAGTCTATCAAGGAACAAGAAATTCACATAAAGTTGCTGTCCTTGAAGAAGGAATGAAATACCATGAAATTGGTATGAGTCCAGAAGACTCTCAATTCTTGCAAACACGAAGTTTTCAACTAACTGAAATTTGCAGAATATTTCGAGTGCCACCCCACATGATTGGAGATCTTTCAAGATCAACCTTCAGCAACATAGAACATCAATCAATAGATTTTGTTGTACATACAATTCGCCCTTGGCTAGTTCGTTTAGAACAAGCCATTGCAAAGTCGCTTTTAAATGATGAAGAGCGAAGTATTTATTATGCAAAATTTAATGTTGATGGACTTATGCGTGGAGATTTTAATTCGCGTATGAGTGGTTATGCAATTGCCCGTCAAAATGGTTGGATGAGTGCAAATGAAATCCGAGCATTAGAAGATATGAATCGAATATCAAGCGATCAAGGTGGAGATTTGTATTTGCTAAACGGGAATATGATTTCGGCTACTCAAGCAAGTCAAAATGTAGGAGGTGTGCAAAACAATGAAAATCAAAAAATAGAAGGAGAAACAAATGGAACAAACGAAACGGGAATTTGAAAGACGCTGTGTTGTGATGAAAGAACTTCGAGTAGTCGAAGCAAATGACACAACAAATGAACCGTGCATCGAAGGATATGCATCAGTTTTTGATAGTTGGAGTGAAGAACTTGGCGGTTTGGATACTTTTAAAGAAAAGGTAATCAAAGGCGCATTCACTCAAACAATTAAAGAAGATGATATTCGTGCATTATTCAATCATGATCCAAATTATGTTTTGGGACGAAACAAGGCTGATACTTTACAACTGAAAGAAGACGATAAAGGTCTTCATGTTCGAATAATTCCACCAAACGCACAATGGGCAAAAGACTTAATTGTGAGTATAAACCGTGGTGACATCACACAAATGTCTTTTGGATTTACAGTTGAACTAGACAAATGGGGTTTTGAAAATGGTGTTGATGTTAGAGAACTTTTGAAAGTTAAATTATTTGATGTCAGTCCAGTCACTTTTCCAGCATATTCAGAAACGGAATGTGCTGTTAGGTCGCAGAAAGAAGTTTACAAAAAAAGACAAGCACAAAAACAAGAACAAGAAAGAGTTGAAAGCGAAAAACGAAAGCAACAACTTTCTCTTAAAAAACAAAAAATTAATTTATATAAGGAGAATAATTAATGAAAACAGTACAAGAAATGAAAGCCCGCAAAGAAGATTGCAGATTAAAAGCAATCAAAATTATTGAACAAGCGGAAAAGGAAGATAGATTTCTATCAGATAATGAGAATAAAGAAATCTCAAAACTTGAAGGCGAAATGAAAGGTTGGGAAGAACAAATTGTTCGAGTTGAAATCTTTAAAAAACCAAATGAAACAGATGAAAAACCAAAAGAGAAAATTGATACAGATACAAAAACAGAAGATAACGCAGAAGCCCTAAAAGATGATCCAAACAAAGAAGAAACAAAGAGATTTAGAAGTCTTGGCGAACAAATGATGGCAGTATATAGGGCTTCAAATCCAGCAGGAAAAATTGATGCAAGATTAACCACCAGATCAGCAAACGGATTGAATGAAACAAATCCTAGCGATGGTGGTTTTTTAGTGCAAAAAGATTTTGTGACCGACCTTTTGAAAAGAACTTACGAAACCGGTGTGCTTGCTTCCAAGGTTAAGAAAATTCCACTAACAACCAATGCAAACGGAATTAAAATCAATGCAATTGATGAAGACTCTCGTGCAAACGGTTCTCGTTGGGGTGGAATACAAACTTATTGGGAAAACGAAGCAGACCAAATCTCTGGAAGCAAACCAAAATTTAGAACAATGGATTTAAGTTTGAAAAAACTAACAGGGCTTTGTTATGTTACAGATGAACTTATGCAAGATGCAGCCGCACTTGAAAATGTTATTCGTGAAGGGTTCGCAGAAGAATTTGGCTTTAAAATTGATGACGTTATTTTAAGCGGATCTGGTGCGGGACAACCCCTTGGAATTTTAAACAGTGGTTCACTCGTAACCGTTGCAAAAGAAACAAATCAAACTGCTAAAATCACAGTTGAAAATTTGGTTAAAATGTGGTCTAGATTGTGGTCAAGATCAAGGGCAAGTGCCATTTGGTATATTAACCCAGAAATTGAACCTTATCTTTATACATTAACCGTTGGAGATAGACCAGTTTATATTCCAGCAGGCGGACTAAGTGAAGCGCCTTATGCAACACTATTTGGTAGACCAGTTATGCCACTTGAACAATGTTCAGCATTAGGACAAGTTGGAGATATTATCCTTGCAGACTTTGGTCAATATTTGCTTATTGATAAAGGTGGCGTAAATGCGACAAGTTCAATTCATGTTAGATTTTTATACGATGAAAATGTGTTTAGATTTATTTACAGAGTTGACGGTCAACCAGTTTGGAATAAAGCGCTAACCCCATACAAAGGATCAGCATCAGTGTCACCTTTCGTAACACTAGCAACAAGATAAAAATTAAAAGAAATAAGGAGAATAAATTATGATTCAAACAAATTTAGCAAAAATAAAAGTTTTACAAAATCCAGGCGCAATATTTGCGTCTGCGATTGAAACCGATGCGTTGGACTTTTCCAACCATCAACTAGCACAAATAATAATAAACACAGATGCACCTATTGGTGAAGATGAAGAAAAGATAACTGCCAAAACAACTTTGACAGTATGTACTACTGACGGAACAACTGATACGGCAATTCCTTTTGTCTTAAAAGATAAAAATGGAATCGCAGAAGAAATCAGTAAAGACGGCAAAGAAATTACCATTGGTGATGGCGCACTTTATGTGATAAAAATTGATGCTGACATAACTCACAAAAATGGACTCAAAAACATTGTAATCAAAACAACAGCAGTAACAAGTTGCACCATAAATGGTTCAATTATTGCAGTACTTTCAAGTCCACGATACAGTGATTAAAAAATAAGGAGTGATGAGTAATGACATTAGAAGAAGCAAAACTTTATTTAAGAATTGATGGAAGTGATGAAGATTTACTTATCACATCACTTATCAAAACATCACAGGAATTGGTAGAAGGCATAATCCGTAAAAATCTTACGGATTATGAAACTCTGCCAGAAACAATAAAACAAGCAATTCTTTATTCAGTAGCAACCATGTATGAATCAAGACAAGTTGGGAAAGAAGGCGGGATATCAATTGATGAACTGCTAGACACTTTGAAAAAAGTGCTTTTCGCTTATCGAGAAGAGAGGTGGTAAATGGATATTGGCAAATTAAATCGTAGGATAACGATTAAAGAATTTGAAAACCTAAAAGATGAATATGGTGGCGAAAGTGGAAGTTGGCAAAATGTGAAAACAGTATGGGCAAAGATTGAAGAAAGTTTAGGTGGCGAAGTTTATGAAAATGACCAACAGAAAGCAGTTATCAGCATAAAAATTGTGCTCAGATATCTATCGTGGTTAACTGAGAAACACCGACTTTCAAATGGCAATCACCTATATGAAATCAATTCAATAGTAAATGTCAACAATGGTAATTATATGAACATTGTAGATTGCAAAGAGATTAAAGATGGGCTCGTATAGTGCAAAGCAACGAAGAGAAAGTGTTTCAATGCAAGGTGCAAAAGAATTAGCAAAGGACTTAAAAGATATGGGCGAAGGTGCAAGTGATATTTTGTCAGAAGCCGCAATGGCTGGTGGAAATATTTCACTTGTTGACGCTAGAAACAATTGTCCTGTTAAAACTGGCACACTTAAAAATAGTTTAAAAATAAAAGTAAACAAAGTGTCAGAAGTGAAAGCAGATGTAATCGTTGATTATGATAAATCGCTTTACTATGGCACTTTTGTTGAACTGGGAACTAAAAAAAACAAAGCACACCCTTTTCTTCGAAATGCTGTTGATAACAATATTGAAACAATCAATCAAGCAATCTTAAATGCTGTTGCAAAAGGAGTTGATAAAGGACTATGATAAAAGATTTTTTACAATGCCTATATGAACATTTAACTAATAATCAAGAGTTGACTGCAATTGTTGGGCAAAACATATTTCCACTTTTCATTCCACAAAACGAACAGATTCCAGCGTTGATTTATTACCCTATATCAACAAATTATGATATAGCCTTGCAAAAAGATACGGGCTTTGTTAGAACAATAATTCAATTTGATTGTCATGACAAAACATTCAAAAAAGCAAGGCAACTATCAAGATTAGTTAAAAAAATATTTCAAAATTTTAGTGGCGACATGAACGGAATCCATGTTGAAGCCACTTTTATTAAATCAGACTTAGTAATTAACGACAGCACAAACAACAAGTTTGACGCAAAAGACACAATTCATATTATTGAATTTGAATTTTATTTTATAGAAAATAAGGAGGAATAACATGGCAATAGCAGGAAAAAACGGAAAATTGTCTATTGGCACAAACAAAGTGATCGGTATTAAAAACTGGTCACTTTCTTTAAGTGTTGACACGTTAGACACAACAACACTTGGCGAAGATTGGAAGTCCTATATTTTAGGACTAAAAGAATGGACAGCAACAAGTGATGGCGATTATGAAATTGCAACAGAAGGCAATGAAAATGTTCAAGGCGGACTTCAAACAGCATTTCTTAATGGTTCAATCGTAATCGTTAAAATGTATGTTGATGCAACACACTACTACACTGGCAACGCGGTAATAACAACACTTACAATTGATGATCCAGTTAGTGATGTTGTAGGAATATCAATTGGCTTCACTGGTTGTGGGGCTTTAACTTTTGAAACAGAAGGAGAATAAACATGAAAAAATCAGTAACAGTTGAATTAGACAAAGCAAGGAATTTAAGGTATGGAATAAATGCCTTATGTACAATCGAAGAACTTTTAGGCAAGCCAATTACAACACTAGACTTAAATCAAATATCAATAAAAGATTTAAGAACAATTTTGTTTGCGGGTCTTGTGCATGAAGACGCCGAATTAACACCAGAAAAAGTTGGTGCTTTGATTGATGATTATACAGATATGGTCACAATCACAAATAAACTAGGTGAAGCCTTCACCCTTGCCTTTGGTAACAACTCAAAAAACAAGAAAAGTCCTCAAACGACAACCAAAATTGGGGACTAGATAAACTATATCAATTAGCGGTTGTGAAATTAGGAATAGATCCGATAAAAGCATGGGATTATACCCCTTGTGAAATTGGTTTAATGTGTGATCAATTTATTGAAAAAAAGAAAAAAAATGTTGATGAATTGTTATTTATTGCATGGCATACAGAAGCATTTGCAAGGCAAAAAAGATTGCCAAGTTTTGAGAGAATAATTAAAGATGCACACAGACCAAAAGACAACGCTATATCAGACGCAATCCTAAAAGCAATGGCTAAAGAGAAAGGCGTAATAATTGAATAAAGGGGGGTGATAAAGAGTGGCAGTTATTAGAAATCTAGTTGTTAAAATTGGTGCTGATATTAGTGGACTTTCAAAAGGCTTAAAAACAGTGCAACAGCAACTAGATAAAGTTTCTAAAAAGATGAGTAAGGTTGGTAAATCACTAACCGCTTCAATCACTATTCCCCTATTGTCGTTTGCAACACTGGCTGTTAAAGCAAGCAGTGATATTGAAACAAGTATGCAATCAGTTGAGAAAAGTTTCAATGCAACTGGCAAGCAAATGGAAGAACTTAAAGCGATAGCAAAGAAAATGAGTTCTTCAACAATTTACAGCATAAGTGAAGTTGCAAGTGCTATGAATTATTTGAAGTCGGCCGGATACTCAGTCGCACAAATGGAAAGCTCGCTTGCAACACTCACAAATTTAGCAACAGCATCAGAAGTTGAACTTGAAACAGCAACTTCAAGTGTTGTAAAAGTTTTGGGGCAATTTAATTTAGGGGCAGACCAAACACAAAGCGTTGCAAATGTTATGTCGGCAACAATTAGCAAAACATCTCTTACACTAGATGGCTTAACAACCGCACTTGCACTTGTTGGAAAAACATCTTCAAGCGTTGGTTATTCAATTGAAGAAACATCTGGTGCAATAGCAATGCTATCAAATGCGGGTTTCTCAGCTGAAAAATCTGGCAGTTACTTAAAATCAATTTTATTGCAATTGCAATCACCAACAAGCCAAATGATAAAAGAATTAGAAAACTTAGGCTTAACAGTTGATGATATAAATCCAAAAACAAATAGTCTAACGTCAATTCTTAAAAAGTTTGCTGATGCGGGGCTAACTTCAACGCAAGCAACAAAATTGTTTGGCGATGAAGTTGACAGTGCTTTTATGTCACTTGTAAGTCAAGGTTCTGACGAATTAGATAATTTAATTTCATCAATAACAGACACAAACTCTGCCGAAGATGAAGCACAAAAGAAATTGTCAACACTTTCAAACCAACTTAAAATTATTAAAAATCAATTAACAGAAATAGCAACTGAGTTTGGCGATGTGCTACTTCCTATGATAATAGAATTTTTGCAAAATTCTATTATGCCATTACTTGAAAAGTTCTCAAATTTAAGTGATAAATCAAAGAAGTTGATAATTAAAATTGGTGCAATAGCGGCGGCAATCGGCCCAGTTATTTTGATAGTTTCAAAACTAATAAAAGTAATAAGTTCATTAAGTGGGGTTTTCTCTTTACTTACTGGACCAGTTGGGCTTGTAATTCTTGCAATAGCGGCGGCAATTACAGTGCTTGTAACTCTTTACAAAACAAACGAAGAATTTAGAAATAATGTTCAAGTTATTTGGGAAAAGATTAAAGACATTGTTTCAACGGTTATAAGCGATTTGAAAGCCTTTTGGGACAAATACGGGCAACAAATCCTTGATGCAGTAATCACGGTTTTTAAGGCAATTTGGGCGGTAATTTCGGCAGTTTTCAACTCAATAATGAACGGTGTTAGTGTGCTTCTTAATTACATGAAGCCTATTTGGGAACAATTAAAAACATTGTTTATGTCATTGTGGGACGTAATAACCGAATTATATGAGTTGTTAAAGCCTATTTTTGACGTAATCGGTGCAGTCGTTGTGACTTGTTGGGCTGTTTGTAGTGGTGTTTTAGAAGGTGCAATCTCAGCCTTAGGGCCATTTATTCAAGCCATTTTGAATGTTTTGCAAATTATTACTGATGTTATTGGTGCAATTGTTTCACTATTTAAGGGCGACTTTTCTGGTGCTTTTGAACATTTAAAAAGTATTGGAACAAATTTTGCAGACTTCTTTTCAAATTTGTGGCAAGGTATACTCAACTTTGGCAAAGGATTTGTTGATGGTTTTGTCAATTTGTTTAATTCTCTTGGAATAAATATTGTTGGAATTTTTAATAACGTGTTTGGTAAAATTGGAAACTTTTTTAGTAACCTTTGGTCTGGAATAAAAAATGTTACAAGCAATATTTGGAATGCCATTGTAGACACATTTGGCAACATTGGAAATTGGTTTTCAAATTTATTTAAAGATGCGTTTAACTGGGGCAAAAACTTAATTACTATGATTGGCGATGGAATAAAATCTGCTTGGGAATGGGTTAAAGATGCGTGTAGTAATGTTATAAACACCATTAAAGGTTGGTTGGGATTTGGATCTCCCACAGAAGAAGGTCCAGGAAGATATTCAGATGAATGGGCTCCTAATTTAATGAAAATGTACACAGAAGGCATTGAAGAAGGTCTTCCCGATATTCAAAGCGCTGTAAACGATGTTGCAAGTGCATTAACAGGAATTAATGGCTCTGAACTTTCAACAGATGTTTCCACTGGCGACACTTCGGTTGGTTCAGATGTCCTTAATGGCTTGTTGCAAGCAATAAGTGTTAAAGAAAACACCACTCAAACTCAAACTGACAAGCCAATTGAATTAAGCATTGACGGAACAGTGTTTGCAAGACTTATTTATCCATCACTAACAAAAGAATTTAAGAGAAATGGCGTTCTCATTAAAGAAGGAGGATTTTAATGATAATTTTTAAGATAAACTCAAAAACATTTGATAGAAATCCTACTTCAATCACACAGTCAAAAACAAAAATATTAAACAAAGATAGAACGTTAGACGGAACAATGGTCGTCGACATTGTTGCAATAAAAGATGTCATAAATGTTGAATGGTCACTTATGTATAATGCAGATTTTAGAAAATTGATAAATGAAATTTCTATTAGCGGTTTTTGCACAATTGACTATTTTGATGGCGATACCACCATAGCCACTACAATGAAAAGTATAACAGCAATGCCTAGTGATATAACCTACGAACAGTTCTATGACTATTTAACAAATATGATAATTTGGAAAAACGTTAAAGTTTCGTTCACAGAGAGGTAAATATGGGATATGAAGATCAAGTAAGAAAGTTGCACGGCAAAGTTAAGATAATTTATCAAGATGCAGATGCATCATATGAAATTGCGATTTCAACTTCTGGCAATTCCCGTTTATCTTTTCCCGTTCAAACTTATCAAGGCAATATATCGCCCACAGTTAAAGCGTGTACGATGGAAGGCAACTCAACGATGAATGGCGAGTTTCAAATGATGGACTATGATTGCATAATTGGTTGGTGGTCAGACACGTTGTGTAATAGTAATGGTGAATATTTAGAAGGCAGTTATCCTTATCTTGAAATGGACTTTATCAAACGACCTATCAATCAATGGACAGTTATTGGCGATGGAAAATTAAATCAATATCCAGTAGATTTTGACATCATTCTTTACGATGAAAATAGCGAGATTTTAGTTTCAAGAAGTGTAACAAATAACACCGAAGTTCAAGTCACAATTAAATTTGACCAAACCTATACTGATGTAAAAATAATTAAACTAATAATAAAGAAATGGTCAACACCAAATGCTGTAGTAAAAATACTACAGTTTTTTGACATTTTGGAAGAGTTTTACGAAGGCACAGACATAAAAGAATTTGAAGTGCTGGAAGAACTTGCAACTGATGGCGAAGGTGTTAGTTATGGAATTAACTCAAACACAATGTCGGTTAGTATTTACAATAGAGAAAGAAAGTTTGATATTGGCTACTTAAAAGACTTTTTGTTGCTTGATAGAAAGGTCATTCCTTATATCGGGATTGAAGATGAACAAGGTAATATAGCATACTCTCAACTTGGTGTGTTTTACTCTGATGAATGGAGTGTTCCACAAAACCAACAATGGGTAAAATTGAAATGCCTTGATAGATTGTTAAAGTTTCAAAAAATGACCTATATTGGCTTTCCATTTAGTCAAAATGTTTCATTAAAAACAATAACTGCTGATATTTTAGACAATGCTGGTTTAAGCGGAAATGAATATGAGATTGATGATGCACTAGATTTAATGTTAGTGTCTTATGCTTTTCTTGGCAAAAAATCGGTTTGGGACGCACTTCAAGATGTTTGCAATGCGGGGCTTTGTCGAGTTTATACAACAAGAGAAAACAAAGTAAAAGTTTCGGTGGAAAATTTAACGGTGGAAAATTGTGACATAACAATAACACCAAACAAGATGTTTGAATTTGAAACACAAACAAGGAAAACAGACTTTTCAAACCATATTGAAGTTGATTATTCAGACATTAACGCAAGTTTAAGTGAAACAACAAGGCAAGTGGTTTATTCAAACATAATCACAATTGATGCTAACTCAAAAAGAGCAATGATAGTTGACTTTTCGCAAGATGTTATAGACGCATATATGACCTATTTACCGATAACAAACATTCACTTAAATTATTTTAATTCAAGCATAAATTGTGGAAAGTTTGAACTGGAAAATCTATCAAATGAAACGGCAACGGTAAGCATAGAGATAACCGGTCTTGCAATTTCGGTAAACAAGCAAACGGTTATTATAGAAGATGAAGTATCGGTTTCAAACTATGGTGTTATGTCTTTCAAACACACTTCAAGTGATTTGATTCAAACTTATGCAAGAGCGGTTGAAATTGGCGACTATTTTATGAGTATTCTTAATCAAGGCGCAGGAACACTGAGAATAAGTTTTAGGGGCAATCCACAGCTATTTCTTGAAGATAAGTTCACATGCGTTGATAGATTTGGAATTTCAAAAGAATATATCGCCACTTATAACCGATTTACATTTAACGGTGGATTAAAACAAGAAACAAAAGCAAGGGAGGTAACCTAAAAATGGCAACAGTAAATAATCAATGGTCAGAACCAAAAAGTGATTATATAAGCACTGATCAAGTGCGACCAGAAATATTCAATACTTTGGCAACAAATGAAAAGCATTTAAAAGAAATAGCTTGCATGGTTATTGTGAAAAAAGTAGTTAATTCAGCCGAAGTTGAAACGATAGCAAATAGCATTGTTTTAGTGGAAGAGTAAAGGAGAAATAAAATGGCATATAAACCATACATAAAAAATGCTGATGATACCTTAACAGAGATACCATTGGTTGCAGAAAAGGCCACTAAAGATGGCAATGGCAACAACATTGTAAACACTTATGCAACAAAAAGTGGAACAGAAGCATTAACAAACAAAACCTACAATGGTTATACATTAAAAAATGCATGTGCTAAGGACATTGCGGATAGTTCATCGGCCGAAGCAATTGGCACGGGAACAAACTTGTCAACAGAAAGAGATATCTATAACGGACTGCCTACCATTAATGGTTCACATTCGTATAACAAAGACACGAACATTTATGCACCTAGTTCGCAATTATCAGCATCAACTGAAAAAAGATATTTGGTTGGTTCAAGTTCTCAATCTTCTTTGGCAAGTGAGAATACAAATGCAAATTGCTACATGGAAAATGGGCATTTGTTTAGTAATGGTAACAAGGTTGTAAATAGTGCAATGTTTGTTTTGAATGGCACAACTTTAACAATAACAACTAATTAAGGAGAAAATATGAGTTTAATTGTAAATGAAACTGAAATAGAAAAAGTTATATACAATGGTACAGAACTAGATTCAGTTTTTCATAATGGTTTAGAAGTGTTTTCTTCTGCAAGAGATGTTACCTATTTGCTTACAAACTTAATTCAAGTTTTGTGTCCAACAAAAGTAAAAAGTGGTGGAACTTTGGTTGCAACCATTACGGGTTCAACGGGTTATTTAACACCAGAAACAATAAGTGTAACTATGGACGGGACTGCACTAACAACTACAACAACTAACAATTCATATTTTACTTATGATGCAAACACAGGAACAATTACCGTTGTAAATTGTGTCGGTATAATCAACATAACTGCAACAACAAATCTTATATATACCACATTGTGGACATTTTCTTCTAATTCAGTTACAAGATATAACGGATCTGAAAACACAGTCGTAGTGCCTTATTGCTACAAAGCATATACTAGAAATAATACAAGTTATTATGTTATTGCAAGTGCAAGTACTAGCGGATACACAAACATAACAAAAATTGCAGATAGTATGTTCTATGGCGTTACTACACTTAGGGCAATAACATTCCCTAGCGTTTTAACAACAATAGGAACAGAATCCTTTAGGGGTTGCACAAACTTGCAAACGGTTACTACAACGGGTGTGACAACTATTGGTTCATCAGCATTTTATGGTTGCATTTCACTTACCTCATTTAGTAAATGTGCAACAACAGTTGGAAATTATGCTTTCTATAATTGCTATAATTTATCCGTTTATGGATCAGCAAGTGGTTCACTTACCTTTTATCATGTCGGTCAATATTCATTTTGGAATTGCACTAGTTTGACTGGAACAGCAACGGAATCGGGGGCAATAGCCGCATCGGTGGCATATTCAATTGGCACTTTTGCTTTTGCAAAAACAAACATTACAAGTTTTGTTTTATTAAATGTAAATTCCAAAGCAAATGCATCATATGGAAGTGGTTGTTTCTCAAGCAATTCTTTGTGGACAATAACTTTAAACACGTCAAATTCTTACAATCCTTACACTTTGGTTATTCATTCGTCTACTGCAAGTAGCGATGGTGGAACATACAAATATATCTACGGCGGTTATGTTACAAGTGGTAGCGGAAAAATTGTTTCTGGTGATTATGTTCCATATACTTATGTTTGGGTTTATTGGCATAACTATAGTGCATCATCTTATTGCAGTAATATCACAACAGGTGGCGGAAACTTTGGACATGCTTTCATTGAACCATCAAGCTCAGCATCAGCCGGATTTACATTCCATGCAAATTGCGTAAATGCAACAACAAGCACTAGCACTTTCAAGTCAGCATATGCAAATGTTAGATATTACACAATGAAAGAAGATCACACCGCAGTATCTGCTAAAAATGAAACAATTTATACAGAAACGGGGTCAGTAACGCCAACTCATGGTGTTGGTTATTGGTGGTATCCATATTCTTATGTCACAGCACAAAGTTCGGGTTGCGTTGCCTTTGACACACCAATCACTTTGGCAGATGGAACAACAAAACTTATTCAAGATGTAACATTCAAGGATAGAATTTTAAGATTTAATCATGACACGGGTAAAATTGACACGGCCTATTGTCATTGGATGAACAAAGATGAAACTGCTGATAAATATTACAAAGTTACATTTAGTGATGGTTCGTTTATTAAATTTATATATCCACATGCAATGTATAGTTTGGACGCAAATGCCTATGTTCAAATAACAGATGAAAATAACTTCCATGTTGGAACAAGAGTTGCAAAACAAAACTTTAACAATGGAAATCCAGTTATCACAGAAGCATCGGTTGTTTCAATCGATATAGTTTTTGAAACAATTCATTTCTGTGAAGTTGTGACAAACGGATATTTGAACTGCTTTGCAAGCAATATGCTTATAACAGAACCATTTACAACTTTATTTCAAAATATGTATGGATTTAATGAAGATATGATTTACAAATCAGAAGAACGAAAACAATATCTTGATGGAACATATCAAGGATATTTGTTCTCGCACGATTACATTAAAGATGATTTGAGAATTACATACAAAGATGACTATGGATTTAGGGCTGAAGAATGGGGAATGCTTGTGGAAAACAATTTGATTGATGCTGATGCAATTCACCAAATGATTGATGGATTTGTTAACAGTTCAGAACATAAAGTGGAAACATTAAAAGATATTGATGGCGATAACATATGGCCAGTAACCACTGACCTTGATGGTGCATCAAATATTGATAACTTAATGTTTAAAGAAGCAACGGAATACACACTTCCAGCAAACAACGATGTTGATTTTGTCGGCTGGTGTTGTTCTGCTGACAATAAACTATATCAATCTGGCGAAAAGTATATAGTAAAATTTGGAACGCACTTCACAGCCAAATATAACAAGGGGGAATAAATGGTAGCAATAATAATCAGTATTGGTTCATCAGTAGTTGCAGGAATGGTTTTATACTTCCTGCAACACTATTTTAAAAAGAAAGAAAAGAATGATGAAACAAGAGAAAAAATTCAAAATGACAAGGATAAACTTGTTATCAAAAGTATCAATGCCGTTGGCAATCTCACCGTTGCAAATTCCATTGCTTTAAGAGATGGAAAGACAAATGGTGAAATGCATAAAGCATTAAACGATTATAAAAAAGTTGAAACAGAAATGCTAAACTTTTTGATTGAAAATTCTAATAAATAAGGAGAGAAAAATATGTTAGAAATAATTTGTGTGCCAGTGATTGTTTCACTGGTTTTTTCATTAATGGAACTTTACAAAAAATTCATTGCAAAAGACAGTGAAAAACTTGTTAGGATAATTCCTATTATTGCTTGCGTTGTTGGAATTGCATCTGGGATTGTTTGCTTTTATGCTTTCCCCACAATAATTTCAGCCACAAACATTTTTGTGGCAATTCTAATTGGTGGCGCAAGTGGTCTTTCTGCAACAGGTTGCAATCAAATCTTTAAACAACTTGCCAAATTCGGCATAGAAGTCAAAGAAACCGAAAGCACAACAGACAAAGAAATAGATAATACAAAAAAATAAGGAAGTTATCAAATTACACTGGACTTATCCAAGAACATACGGCTTAATGTTATTGCCTTGGGAAAAGTTCGGTTTTACAAGGAGTAATAATGAGAATAAGTCAAGAGCAAAACCGAATGGAGATTTTAGAGTTGGTGCAATTAGAAACGAAAAGATTGTGTTGCAAATATAATAAAGACTTTCTAGATTGTGAAGACCTAATGAAAATCACTAACCTTGGCAGAGATAATGTTACCACTATGATGAAAAGAAAAGATTTTCCATTATTAAAAGTAGGTAAGCGAAACATTGTCAATATAGCAAGTTTTGTCGAATGGCAAATAAGACAAACATATAAGGAGGTGTAAATATGCCAAAAAAATTTACAACTAGGCGCGGAAACAATGAAGGGACTATCTTTCAGCGAAAAGATGGTAAATGGATGGGACAAATAACGGTTGGATATAGTGAAAATGGTAAGATTAAAAGGAAAAGTTATTTTGGACACACTAGAGCGGAAGTTGCACTAAAAATGACAACAGATCTAAGTGCGGTGATGAAAAATGGTTATCAAACAGTGTCCAATGAGAAGTTTGAAACCTTGTTTATGGAATGGCTATTGATATTTAAGAGAAATACGGTCTTGCCAAGAACACTTGAGAGAATACTAAACAATGCAAAATGTCATATAGTACCAGAAATAGGTCAATATACATTGTCAGAGATATCACCGCAAGTAGTTCAAAAACTTATTAATAAAATGTATTTGCAAGAAATGGCACTTGATACAATTAAGAAAACAAAACAAATAATAAGTCAATTCTTTGAGTATGCAATAGATAATGAAATGGTTCAAAAAAATCCAACCACAAAACTTAGAATACAAAGGAATGAGAAACATATAAAAGATGCACAGAAATATAAAGCAATTCCTGTAGATGTTAGAGAAAGATTTATGCAAGAGTTAGAGAAAAATATGTTCCTAAAAACTCTTTGCACAACAATGTTGTTTTGCGGACTTCGCATAGGCGAAGCACTCGCATTAACTTGGCGAGATATTGATATTGAAAATAAAATAATAAAAATAAATAGAGCAACAACAGTTGATGTAAAAATAGATAAAATGGGCAAATCAATTTCAAGAAAAACGGTTATAGGAACAACAAAAACGGCATGTTCGGTAAGAATTGTTCCAATGCCAGAAAGACTTTTACCGATACTTGAAAACTGGAAAGAAGAACGCTGGGTAATGGGAAAGAAAACTGGTTGTGACCTAATATCACTTGATAGTTTAGTGTTTGGTGATAAAGAAGGTAATGTAAGAACTTATTATGGAACAAGTACTATATTCCAAAAGTTTATAAAATCTCACGGACTTAGCGGATATGGACTTCACCTACACGGACTAAGACAAACATTCTCAAACATATTATTTGAAAACAATGTTAATCCAAAAGTGATACAAATGCTACTTGGCCATAAAGATGTAAAAACTACCATAATGAACTATAACAGTGTCGACCAAACCTACTTTGCCAAAACCTCAAACATTATAAATAATTCACTATAAAAAAAAATATAGGAAAACCTATAAAATTAATATCATTTTTAAAAAAGTATGATATAATACATTTGAGGTTAGAGAACAAATGACGATATCACAAATAATAGAAAATATTATGAAAAACCAGAAATTAAATCAAACTAAATTTGCTAATTCAATAAATAGCACCCAGGCACAAGTAAGTGACTGGATATCTGGTAAAAGTAAACCAAATTATGATAATTTAAAATCTATTTGTGAAAATTATAATATAGATGGAAATGTCATTTTAAATGTTGGTAATAAAAAAAGAAAATTTACTAATATAGAATTATTTGCTGGTGCTGGCGGGCTTGCTTTAGGATTAGAACAAGCAGGATTTGACAATTTGTTATCAAATGATTTTGATAACAATTCTTGTTTAACATTAAAAGCAAATAGACCTGAGTGGAATGTTGTATGCGAACCAATAGAATTATTAGCAGAAAGAAATTTATTAACTTTTTTAAACTTAAAAGAGGGCGAACTTGATTTATTGTCTGGTGGATATCCATGTCAATCTTTTAGTTATGCAGGCAAAAGATTAGGATTAAATGATATTCGCGGTACAATGTTTTATTACTATGCTGAAATATTAAAACAATTAAAGCCTAAAATGTTTTTAGCAGAAAATGTTAAAGGATTAGTAAGTCACGATAAAGGGAAAACGCTTCAAACCATGATAGATGTATTTCAAGAAATTGGTTATAAAGTTAAATACAAAGTATTAAATGCATGGGATTATGGAGTTGCAGAAAAAAGAGAAAGAATTGTAATGATTGGAGTAAGAAATAATCTGGATATAGATTTCGAATATCCAGAACCTCACATTTATAAGCCAGTTTTAAGAGATGCATTAAAAAATGTTCCATTATCAGAAGGTGCTTTGTATCCACAAAAGAAAAAAGAGGTGTTTGATTTAGTCCCTCCAGGTGGATGTTGGAGAAGCTTGCCAGAACAAATTGCAAAAGAGTATATGAAAGGCTCTTATGGTTTAGGTGGCGGGAAAACAGGTATGGCACGAAGAATATCATGGGATGAGCCGAGTTTAGCAATACTTTGTTCTCCTTGTATGAAACAAACTGATAGATGTCATCCAGATGAAACTAGACCATTTACAGTTAGAGAAAGTGCAAGAATACAATCTTTTCCAGATGATTGGAAATTTTGTGGGAATATGTTAAACCAATATAAACAGATTGGGAATGCAGTTCCAGTTAATTTTGCAAAAGAAATCGGTTTGGCTATAATTAAAGCATTAAAGGAGATAAAATAATGGCATATTTAAAATTTATTAGTGATATAGATTTAGAAAATCACATTAAAAATACCCTATCTACATATTCAAATACTATTAAAAGTATTAATTTATCAAAGTTTAATAGCAATATTATAGATCCTATAAAACTAACATTTGATAGTAATGTCTATTCAAAAAATATGGAAACAATTATAAAAGAAGAAATTGTTCGTCAAAGAGATAAAACTAATACAAATGCAATAGGTTGTTTCCATCAAAACATCTTCAATTATGTAAAGAATTGTGAAGTTCCAAAACATGGTTTTGATATTATTTACACAAAACCTGACAAAACAAAAATTTATGTTGAATTAAAGAATAAGCATAATACTATGAACTCTAGTTCATCACAAAAGACATACATGAAATTATCTTCCAAAGCATTACAAGAGCCTTCTTGTGAATGTTATTTGGTTGAAATTATAGCAAAACACAGTCAAAATATTCAATGGTCAGTATCTTTAGATGGTGAAAGGGTTGGCAACGAAAAAGTAAGAAGAGTGTCTATTGATAAATTTTACGAAATAGTTACTGGCGAGAAGGATTCTTTTTTCAATTTATGCCAAATATTGCCTTCGCTTATTAAAAAAATTATAGATTCTAATGAACAATTGGTAGTAGAAGAAGATACAGTTATACAAGAATTAAGAGATAAAAATAAAGATTTACTTAAAGCGATGTATCTGCTTGCGTTTTCGACTTATGAAGGATTCGATAATTTAAAATGAATGCATTAATTGTAAAGAAACCCTGGCTCGATTTGATATTGTCTGGTAAAAAAAATTGGGAAATACGTGGTTCAAATACTAAAATCCGTGGGAAAATTGAGTTGATTCAGAGTGGTAGTGGAACTATAGTTGGTTGCTGTGATATTGTGGGCTGCAAGGAAATAAATATCGAAATGTATCAAAACAACGTAATAAATCATCAAATAACCGACACAAAAAAATTACCATATAAGAAAACTTTTGTTTGGATAATACAAAATGCTCAAAGGTACAAAGAGCCTAGACAATATCAACACCCTAAGGGTGCAATAATTTGGGTGAAAATAAGATAAACAAAGAAGATAATGAACTTACTAAGCAAAATCAATATAACTGTTGCAATAGGTTGCAAATGTATGCAACGCACTCCGTTTTAGGCAAATTTAGACCGATTTAGAACGAAAATTAAATATTTTTGACTGAGAGTTTTAACAGAACTTTCAGTCTTTTTTTATGACTATTGTTTGCCAAAAATTTGGTTGCAAATGTGAGAAAAAATACAGCAAATATTTTTTTGGGCGATTTTGGTCAAAAAAATAAAACCCGTAGAAGTGCCTAAATTAAAGAACTTTACGAGTTTTTATTTGGAGCTAATGGTGGGAATTGGACCCACGACCCCGTCCTTACCAAGGACGTGCTCTACCACTGAGCCACATTAGCATAACGGCATTTCTGCCGATTTTTTATTCAATTTTGAGTTTGGTCGAGTTTGACTGATTTGTCCTTACCAAGGACGTGCTCTACCACTGAGCCACATCAGCAAAGGCAACTTGCGTTGCAATGAAGAATGAAAAATGAAGAATTGTGGTTAATTTTAAAAAATGAGCATTTCCAAGCCTCTGCTTTACATTCTTCGCACTTTTACACAAAAAAATTTGCCAAAAAAATATTGACAAGGAAAATATAGCACAATTGAAAAAGAATTGCAACTGAACAAAAGTAAATTTTGTTAAAAAAAGAAACTACAATAAAGGGATTTTTCAAGCGGGACAATTCAATTAAATTGCGGTAAATTTGGTGTTTGATAAAAGAAAACTGAATAAATGTAATAAATGCAAATAATTCAACACATTAAAAATAATTTTAAGCCAAACAATTTACTTTAATGGTGGTAAATTTGATGTTTGATAAAAGAAAACTGAACAAATGTAAAAATTATCAAAAAAAATCACTACCTAAGTAAAAAATTTTTATGTGAGAAAATTCTCAAAAAAGCGGTGAGTTTGGTGCCAAAAAAAAGCCCAAAAAGAATGTGAAAAAATGTTGATGAAAACGAGGCTTCAAACACAAGTTGGTCAAATTGTTTGACTTTTTTTCGTGATATTATTATTATGAAAGGGAATAGTTTAAGCGTTTTTTTAGATAATACTTTTGGGGGTGAACAAATGATTAGTTCAAAAGGTGTTTTGTCTGTAAAATTGAGATTTGCGGTTGTTTTTTTTGCATTTCTAAGCATTTTTTATTTGGCGATTTTGAGTCCAAGTCTAACAAACGCATATGCCGATAATATTGAGGATTACATCATCGCCGCCACAGAAATAAAAGCCACTCAATTCTACCCATATGAAGAGTCGCAGCAGGCTTCTGTCGACACAAAAATGGAAACTTACATAGACGCAAAGGCAGGGGTTTCAAGTGAGGAATATGACAGCGACGCCGAGGCAAAATACACAACTCTTTTAACTCAAAAAACAAATCTTGACGCCTACTACACCGCCTCAAACGCCATTTGTTGCATCATTTGTTACGCGGATAGTCCCACGTTAGCGACTGTTGCTATGACAGCATATTCCATTGCAAAACAGAGCCTTATAACCAGTTACGGCGACACATATATAATGCTTTATGTGAACAGTAATTCCGCCGATTCAAAATATGCACTTTTGCTTTCACAGAAGTCAAGTTATGTGACCTACATATACAACCCAATTCAACCTGCCTCAAAGATTTATGATGGAAGCGAACAGACCTTTCGTCCAATAGGTTTTGACTCCAACACAATGACCATAACTAACAACAAAAAAACGAACGCAAATGAAGCGGGTTATGACGTCGTTGTGTCGCTAAAAGACAAGTTAAATTACAGGTGGAACGACGGAACGGTGAACGATTTGCACTATAATTTTGTCATTCAAAAACTTGCTTTCACGGAAAGTGAATTAAGCGGAATTTTGTTTAACAGCAGGACTTTTATATTCACAAACACCTCTCACAGCGTTGAAATTTCCTCCTTGCCAACGGGGCTTTCTGTGGACCACCTCACCGTGAATAGTGAAACAAAAACCGGCACAAGTTTTTCAGCAATAAATGCAGGGAAATACACAGTCATCGCCCACTTAGTTGTTGATAACAACCACATAATTGTTGCCGAAGATAACGAACGCCTCACATCAATGGAACTCACTTCCATTCTCACGATCAAACCTCTTGAACTAGCTTCAAACAGTGTCACCACGAGCACGGAAAATGGCTTTGATGCAGAGATTTCCCTATATGTCCTCTGTGCAAGTGCCACTGAAAAAGGGAATGTGACTGAAATTCTTTTGGAACAAGACCTTTTGGCCGAAAACGAGGCTGTTTTAAGCATGTATCAAGCGTATTTTGTTAAAGACGGCGAGGAAGTGCAACCAGACGAGATGGTCACGGTTACAATGCTAATTCCACAGGCGGTGCGAGGAGTGAATTTTCGCTTAATCCATATTCACAACATCAGTGCAAATGTGAATGAATTTTCACAGGTTGACTTTACCACAAGCGGAGATTATGTCACTTTTGAGACGGACACTCTGTCCTCGTTTGCTTTTATCGCCGACTCCAATGCCAGCAATATCAGTGTCGGGAGCATAATTGCAATAGTTTCTGTTAGCATCGCCCTCATCATTTTAATTGCACTGTTTGTCCTCTATTTTCTCTGGAAAAATTATGATAATAAAAAGATAAAATTTCTCGTGCCTTGTTTTAAAAAAATAAACAAAATTTTCCACGGCACAGCGCTTAATGATGTCGAACTTGTGGAAGAGGGTAAAAAACTCTTGAAAAAGGCAAACGAGCGTCAAAAAATCGAGGTGGAGAAGATGACTATAACTTCACAAAAAGAAAACGAAAATAAAAAAGATAAAATAAAAACCAATGTTGTCGCCAATAAAAATGTTAAAAAAGACGATAAAAACGCAAAAAATAAGAAATAA